CTAACGCGTCAGCATTTTCAGTGGCAGGGTCTTTTGAGTTTTCAGGTTCAGTAGCAGGAAGGATGTCTTTAATGTTTTGAACACCAAGTGCCTGATACATTCGAAAATACGCTTCACGCAGGTCGTGTATCTGTGGCGCGGATGTGGCTAATTGAAGCTGTGTTTGCGCCATCATTACCCGTTGTGCCATACTAAACACATTCGGGTCACTATGCGGTAACACATCTATCTGGTCGCCAAAGTCATTTACCTTAACAATCCGCTCACCACCAGCAATTTCAAACGGATACTCTTTTGGTAGGTACTCGCTAAAGGTTTCAGCTAATAACCGAAACTCAATTTTTTGAGAGTAGTGCAACCGTTTGTGTATAGCAGACATAACTGCCATACCTTTTTCAAGCAACGCGACAGTTGTGCCCACGGGCATAGCCTCTGTCATATCGCCCGTTTGCATTTCTGTGATTGCGGCAAACCGCCGCCCTGAATCAACAAGTATGCCAAGAAGGTTCAGGAGTGTTCCGGAAGGTTCTTTATATGGTAACGGTAATAACGAATCACGGAGCGCACCGCCAGGAGCGTCAACATCACGCCATTCTCCAGGTTGCAACGGCTCATCATCATTCCGAACCCGTAACCCGCGAGCTTTAAATCCTGCGGGTAAATTAGCCAACGTCCCAGCGTCAATCAACTGGCGCATGAGGCTTGTTGCTGACTTACTCAACCCACCAATCATGTGTATCAGGCCAAAGCCGTAAAAACCCAGACCTGGTAAAAATTTGTAATGAACGAAGTATTGCTTTTTATTCTGAAGCGGATCACTTTCTTCCCAGTTCCGGCGAATAGCAAGAATCTGTGAAGAGTCCTCTTCCATCGTTACAATATACGGAAGTTTAATGCCTGTTGGCTCACCGTCGTCGCGAGAGTCTTCAAAACCCGCAAGGTCTAAGTCTATATGACATTCAAGAACAGTCATGATGTCAGATGAGTTGTAGGATGTTGGCGAAACCCCTTCAAGTTCATCTACCTTTTCAGTGATTGCTGTTTGCGGGTCATCAGAAGGAAACAGCTCAACATCACGGTAAAAACCAGACGCTTGAAGTTTTCGCACATCATTTACATTCTGACGAAGCATGTGTGTAATCCGTGGGGCAGACTGTAAATCTGTCGTCTCATACGGAACAACTAAATCTTCAGATGTAATGAATTTGCTTACTGCTCGACCAAGCGTTTCATCATAATAAATTTTTTTAAACGCTGAACCTGATAGCGGCAGGTAAAAAAGCATTTGGTCGAGTTCAGGGTCATACTCTTGCATAACCTCTGTGATTTGGTAATTCATGAACTCTTTTACACGAGTTGCCTGTTCTTGGCGCTCGGGAGTTAGTTTTCCCACTACTCGTGTATTTACTGGGCCACCTGCCGGTAAGAGTTCTTTATACGCGGAGGCTTGGAACTGGGCCACCGCTTCGCTCAACAAGGGGTGGTATACGCCGGAAGCGCCCTGAAACGGTTGTGAACGATCATCCGTTTCCATACCGAGCAAACTCAAGCCTTCGCTATACGTCCGCTCCCAATCGGCTCGGCTTTCGCGATCTTCTTTGTACATAGACGACATCTCACTTGCAAGCGAGGCAAGTTCACGGTCTTCTATTTCTTCAGCGAGATTGCGATAAAACTCGCCGGAAACAGGGTCAGAAGGCATCTCTCCAAAAGCAATGATTGTATTGCCTTCCTCATCTGTCTCCGGTAACTCTTCAATTATTTCGAAATCAACGTCGGATACCCCTCCTTCTGAATCAGCGAGGATTTCGTCATCTTCTAAAATGACGTCTGTTCGAATTGGCCGCTCCATCTCTGGTTGCGGAATGAGAGGTTCTTCAGCCATGCTGCCTACTTCTTGCGCTTTTTCTTATTGTTCATGCCACCACCACGCATTCCTGGCAACTTTTTCTTTTTTGCCATCATCATGCCACCACCACGTTTTCCAGGTAGCTTCTTTTTCTTACGCGGCTTCATCGCCATTTTTCAGTCTCCTATACAAGTTTACACGTTGCTGATAAATACGAGATGCGTCATGTCCCTCTTCATAAGAAGTGTAGTAACCTTTCTCTTTTATTTTTTCTGCGTGCTCATGAAGTTTCGAGAGCCGTTGAACAAAAATGAGGGCATATTCTTTATCGGTAAGCGGCTCAAAAAATTCACCGTCGATAAATTCATTATCCTCGTCATGCGGGTGAAAACCCATCACCCATAAGTCTCGATCAAAAAACGCTCCCTCTGCAATCGCATTGTTTAGTAATTCAAAATATGAATCAAACGTTTCTACGTTTTCGTCAAAAAGAAAATCTACAACTAAAATTAAATCTTTATCATCATCGAATGATCTAAGGACCTCACATAGTTTTTCCATGCTCGGGCCGTAGTTGAAAACAAAACCAACTTTATCCTCAGCCCATGCTTTTTGAGCATAGGGACAAGCAGGTAAATTATTGAAGTAAGGGTTAGGAGTTTCGAGAGCGTGTTTTGACCACGCCTTTACTTCTTCAACAACCTTTTCTTCAACTTGCGTTTGCATTCGGGTTACCCTAATCCAAAAAGATTATTTTGAAAAGACTAATAATAAACGTACCTCCGGCGATAACCGGAGTCTTCTTCCTCGTAATCTTCAGGGTGGCCTATAAAACCGCCCTGCCGAAACCGCAAAAGGGCTTGAGTCATAGAGTCTACGAGGTCGTCGTGTTCACCGTTTGGAAATTGTGCGCATTCTTCGATAATTTCTTCAGAGAAACTTTTTTCTGGTGCCCATATCATTCCGCTCTCAAATAATGGGGCTACGGCGTTTACGCGAGCGTGTTTATCCTGACCTTTTCCGGGGCTGAAGTTCATAACCGGAATACCCATGGCCCGTAGTTCTTGAGTCAACGGCGTTCCGGAAGCCTTCGCTTCTATTATCACAACGTCAGGTTCCCAATAATGATAACTCTTCAGGGCTTCACGTTTCAACTCCGGGAACTCATAACGGCCCTTTTGACTTTCTAATAAAATTAAATTTGGCCCTGAGTCTTCGTTCGGATAAAATACGCCCCACGTTGTGATTGCTGAATAGTCACTATACTCTTTTTTGAGAAACGCCGTATCGTAACTTTGAATAATATACTCTAACCCAGGAACGTTTTCTTTTTCCCAGGTTTGCCACCAGTCACGTTTAATAATACTGATTGAATCTGACGTAGGCTGTTGTAACCACTGAGCGCTCCACTTTTGTGCGCTTAATGAGGCTTTAACTCCTTCTAATTCGTCAAGTTTCCAAAACTCTGGCCACAGTGGTTTTTCTGTTCCTTTTACGTCCATTATTGCTGGAAACTCAATAACCTCCCATTTATCAGCTTTTGGGTCGTGTGCTTGCTGTTTCAATACTTTTGCGGTCAGGTCACGCTCACTCCAGCGCGTCATCACAATAACGATACTTCCTCCCGGTTGAAGCCTCTGCCGTGGGCCGGAAGTATACCATTCATAGGCGTTTTCCATTGCGGCGTCACTTAACGCATCCTGTTCACTATGGGGGTCGTCAATAATCAATAGGTCTGCGCCACGGCCCGTAATCGCACCGCCAACACCCGCCGCAAAGTACTCACCGCCAGCGGTCGTCGTCCAACGTCCGGCGCTTTTACTATCAGCGGCTAACTGGGCCTCTGGAAAAATTTTCTTGTACTCAGCCGAATCAATCAAGTTTCGCATTTTGCGGCCGAAGTTCATCGCCAGTTCGCCCGTGTGCGTTGTCTGAATAATCTTGAGCTTTGGGTTTCGGCCCACCAACCATGCAGGAAAGTGATAACTCGCAAACTCCGACTTTGTATGTCGGGGTGGCATATTCACAATTAACCGTTTTAACTTTCCGTCAGCTACGTCCTGTAACTTCTGCGCAAACACCCTATGATGAGAACCTTCGATGAAGTCTGGCCAAACGGAATTTATAAATTTTAAAAAATTTTTTTGTCCCGCTTCGCTCTCTTCAATTTCACGCAATCTCGACGCAACTGCAAGGTACTCTTCCAAAGTATCCTTGCTCAAACTCTCTAGTCGCTTGCGTAATGAACCATTGGCCATGATCAATCTGAGAAGTATGCGGTTAAAAAAGAAAAAGTAAAGAAAAAAGTTCCTAGTCCGAAGGCGAATGGTTGATGCTCAATGAAACTGGAGCGATCTTATGGGGAGGGCGGGTGGGCGCGGCGCGGCGTTATTTGCGGGGGGTACCCCCCTGGGGGTGGGTAGGGGGGGCTTTGCAGCCCCCCCAGGGACCCCTACCCTAGGCTTCGAGGGTAATGGCTGGCAGCCCGTAGGTGCTGGCGCTGGGGCTGTAGCCGCCTGCTAGGCCTGCCACTAGGTCGGTATAGCCGCCGCCTAGCTTGCGGGCCTTGGCTAGAAATTCCCCTACGGTTACCCCCTCGGTAAACATGCGGTTTATGTCTGCACGCTTGCCGGTAGGCTTACGGATGTAGGCTGGTAAGCCACCCTCGGCAATACCCTTGGGCTTTATTACCGCACCGGGGTTTGCCGCTACCCAAAGCGCTACGGCTGTAGCTTGGGCTTGGGGTAACATAGTGCAAAAGTCTGCGGGGGCTTCGAAAATAGTGGGTTTAGTTGCTTTGGCCATTTGGGCCTCCTATTGGTTAGTGGTTAGTAGCTTGTTGCTACCCCTGTAATATGGGGCTTGGCGGATTATATGTAAAGTGTTTATTTACCCCCTTGGTTACTTTTTTTAAATTTAGTTATTTGTGTTGTATTTATGCAACACCCCCTGTTTTGCCCCTTGGCCCGCCCCCTTGGCCCGCCCACGCCCACGCCCACGCCCACGCCCATTATATGATCTACCTGATCTTATAGATCTAAACGACCGGAGCGACCGGAGCGACCGGAGCGACCGGAGCGACCGGAGCGACCGGAGCGACGGGGGAAGCGACGGGAAGCGACGGGAAGCGACATGAAGCGACATGAAGCGACAAAAAGAAGCGACGGCCCCGAAGGACCGCCGCCGAAGTTTAGAGGGGCAACTAACCAAGTATGACTTCTCGCGCTGCGACCACGAAAACGAGTATCCCCGCCGTATAAGAGAGTAAGGCGATAGGCGGCGTGTACCAGATAAGCTCGTAGTGAAAGAGCGATACGCCGATAGCTACCGCGCCGAGTAGGCACGAAATTAAAGCGAGTGATCTATAAAGCATTTTTTTAGCTCCTCTATTAACGGTTTACGCTTAAATTTAAAACGGGCGAGTTTTAAACACCCGCCCGTTTTTGTCTACTTACTCAGTGGGGTAAACTCTCTCACAGTAGTTCGTCAGGTCAAAAACCTGATGGTCGTGAGTTATACCGTTTACCTCGTCAACTACGCCGACATTGAGGTAAACTGCATTAGGGTCAAGTTTAACACCCGCCTCATAGTGGGGGTCGTCAAACCGACCTTGAGTAATATTGATCTCATATGAGTACCCATCAATAACCTCGGTACGGGTCATCGCCTTATAAAGATCAGCTAAGGCCACTAACTGTCTATTTACCGCCTCTGTCATTTTTTTAACTCCTAATTAAATTTAACTTACCCCCTAATAATAAAGCCCACTTAAAAACCGACTAATTCTCTTTTATCGGGTAAGTCTGCGTAACTTGATCTTTAAGATCGGAGTAAGCGCAATAAATCAGATCTTATAGATCGGACTAAGCGCAATAATCACATCGCAAAGATCTTTGGCTGATGGTTAGGTGAGGTAGGGTTAGGTGAGGTATGGTCAGATCTTATAGATCAAAGCGATCAAGCGACAAGAAGCGACCGGAGCGACGACCAGTCATAGGGGTACGGGATCGTTGCGATCGGTGAGATCTCCCCGATCTTTAGATCAACAAGATCTTTGGCCTGTTCACCAGAAAACAGAATCAAAGGAGTCCTCGCCGCCTCCCTTGCTAAGATGAACGATCGTCCCCCATACCGCGAACGCGTGAGGTGCCACGCTACTTGATGAGGCGACAGGCCAACTCGTTTATTTTTTATTATCTTGAGTTCTATCCAAAACTCGCCAGTTTCCGCGCATCCGTTAACGTCTGGAACACCAGGAGTTGACCACGATTCTATACGGACCCAGTGTATGTCAGTAATTCCGTCCCGTAACGACTTCCATAGCTTTGATTCAGGTTTGGCTGACATCCTCGTACTCGGCGTCTATGACTTTTTTAATCGCCCCGTCCGTTTCCTTATCAAGCTCTTCGAGACGGCGGATCAGGTCATCCTTACTCATCGCGTTGATGTGTGCGTGCAGAACTTCTTTCCGATCGACATATAACCCGCCGACTTTCCCACGATGCGTTTCCGCGTTTATCGCAGCACTGAACTGGTTGTTTGCGGCGGCACGATCACGGAGTTCACCTAGGTCTCGCAGGTGACCCTCATAACTGACCTCGTATTTTTTAGTCAGCTCGTTACGCAGCTCATTAATGTAGTTTGCGATGTTCGGGAACTTGGCGACGTTGAGTAATTCACAGGCGCGGACAGCGGCTGAAGACTCTGCGTAACCCGCACGGCGAGCCGCCTCAGTCTGAGAGCACCGACCTAACACCATCTCTTCGGCGAACTGCCTCTGACGAGTAGTCAGCGGTTTCAACATCACAGGGTTGATTGTATCTGTCTTTCTACGAGGCATATGATCATAGTATAGGCATCACAATCTATCTAGGAAAGTAAAAACTCGTCCACACGACAAGCTGAGTGACATATTGATACTGAACTGCCAATAAGTACCAATAGGATGTACCAATATGAAACAAACGCCCATGGCTCAAGGACTTAGCTTCAAAGATATTGGCATATTGGTAAATATCCCTCAAAAATTTTTTAAGACACTCCCCTTCTCGATCTCCTATATAGGACAATCACCAATAAAAAAAGACCCCGCCGGAGCGGGGCCTCTTTCGTCCTTTCGGTTGGTGTTATGCGGCACGAAGCGTAATGTATGAGGTGCCGTAGAACTTGGATGTGGGGCTGAAGCCACCCGCGAGATGAGCGGAGATATCGCGGTGGCTGCCGCCTTTCTTTTGAGCAAACGCCAATATCTCTTTGGCATCACCGCCTTGGTTGATGCGCTCCGAGATATCGAAGCGTTTACCGGACTGGCGGCGGAGGAACGGTGCCGTCTGACCGGCCTCGTTAGGCTCGATCTGAGCCTTCGGGTTAGCGGCGATAAAGGCTTTGATCGCCTTGTCTTGCTGACCCTCCGTCGCTTTGAGGAACTCCTCGGTGACTTCAAACAGGTCGTTAGCTTTAACGCTTGATTTCTTAGTAGCCATGGTTCTTTCTCCTTTCTGGCTGGGTCGTTAAACGCCTTTCGTTTAACTACAAGTAACTATAATGAAGACTATTGTCGGAGTAAAGCCCTTTTTCCTCTTTTTTTATCAGGCTTGCGCCACGTCAACTGTTACGTTGGCGTCAGCGTCTACTGTTATCTTGAGAGTTACCGTGATCTCTGTGCATCTTTTTGTCTCAATCTTCTCAATATTTTTCCTTCGATCTAAGGGATAGGTTGTCTGAGACACCTCACAATATCTTAGAAGAGCCGCCTGTGCGGAGGACTGTCGCCAAGGACCGCCCCGTTTAGTGGGGTACTTGATAGCTGTCAAGTACTCGGTTATATCTAGCCATGTGGGCTGTATACCGTGCTGAGCCTCATGAGATTTGATGAAGTCACAGATCGTTTTGCCTGTGCTCATGTAGTTTGTCTTTTTCATAGGATCAACGCCCGAGAAGGTAAACTGGTGGGAGGGCGGTAACTCCTGGGTAACTCTCGCGCACTACAAACAGCGTAGCGCCGTCTTCCTGTTCTTTACGAGCTACTCGGTGATGCTCGTCAGGGCTAGTGTGCTCAAAGAACTCATCCCAAGAAGTATCTGGTGAATCATCAAGAACCCGTAAGTGTTCAGTGGGTTGATCGTCACTTACTTCTGGGTCGTGGTACCAGATTTGATTATATTTTTGAGTTGCCTCTTTAAGAAACTCAACAAGGTAGTATTGTTCTGTGAAAAGTTCATCAAAACCGAGTTGGTTATCTTCCATGTATCTTGATGAATCAAGCCAATTAACTGTAGGCATAACTTAGCTCCTCTTTAAAAATTAACTTACCTTATAAAAATAAAGTAGATTAATTTGAAGAATAGGCGTTAGTTATCCTTTTTATCTTTCGGCATTTTGAGTTTCCAGAGAATATACGGCTCTCCGCACTCACCCGTTTCTGTGTCACAGATCTGACCGGGAATCGCCTCGGCTGTAGGATCAAGCGGCGAGACTCCAACGTAATGCCACTCCGCTCCTTGGGCCATTTGCTGCATCGCTTTTTCAAAAAACTCAGGGTTCTGCCCGACAAGCAGAGTTGAAAACGCCATAACGACGGTGAAAGCTGTTTCAATCATTTTGGACCTTCTCCTTTAATTGATTTTATTGAGAATCCAAACTTTTTTCTTGGCCTTGCCTACGGTAAATTCGGAAAAACCGTCTGGGATGGGTTTGTTCCATCCATTTTTGCGGGCAATACTGACACTAGGGAATACCCCAGCAAGGTGCATTATGTGGGCCATAACCCAATTATCCTCAATATGCCATGCAAAATCCTTGTCTTCCCAAAATCCGAAAGACTTCATATCCTTTTCTGACATTTCGGGATGGATGAAATTGAACTCGTTATTCATTCGTAACCTCCTTTAAACGCCAATTGCATTCAGGGCGTAGTTTGAGTTAAGGCGGTTGCGCTCGGCCTCAGCTTCTTCTCGCGTGTTGTAGTGACTTACAGCGCAACGTGGGTCATCTTCTTTCTTGATAAGCCAGAAGATTTCTGTGCCATCAAAATAACGCTGTACTGAATATGGTGCTAAGTTGATTTTCATTTCTCAATACCTCTTGGTTAGTTAACGTTAGGGTTATATATAAAAAGCCCACTTAAATAATGACAAGGTTCTTTTAGTCGGGGTGAGAAAGGCGAGTGAAAGGTAACTCACTGAACCCCGCCCTCCTCTTTCTTTCCTGGGACTCCCGAGGCCCCAGCTAACCGTTCAGTGAGTGTCTCTGCGTTCTTCAATAACCAGATGCCCTCTTCTAGACAGGCTCGAGCATCTTCAAATTTATCATCCAATGTGTATTGGACTCCTTTATTGATTTCAACAATGGCTTTTTCTAAGCCTCCCTGTATGACAAAATGTTCAAACCGCATCAAGTGTCTCCTTTATTCCGTTGAGTGCTTTCAAGAACGACTCAAGTGTATATCCGAAATGATCTTCAGCGACGATGTTCTTATGTTTATCTAAAGCGATCATTGACATATTTTCATTCATCAACTTATAATTATGTTGAGCGATCGATATTGTATAATCGCCCCAAGGCCCCTCATAAGTGAGAACGACGTTGTTATATGCTGAGAGCATAGGGCTGTCGTTAGGCGGTTTAGACCAGGAAACTTCATTCATAGCTTACCTCATGGTTTAGTGTAGAAACGATGGTCACCTATTTGTGTACAGGGTTCAAGGTCATTTGCCCAATCAGGGTGAACGTAAGTCGCGTGATAATGAGTTGCGTCATCAAGTCCGATAATCTCAAGCTGTGCCTCAAGGGTCATTTTCGCAAGATCAATCGCCTTCTCCCACGCTCGTAAATCTTCAAACGTTTCGGGCTTTCCGTCGCAGTAGTAACTGAACTGACATTGATGACGACGAAGGCGACCGTCACTCAAGCGACCTTGTCTTGCGACCTTACAGGCAGTGTTGGGGTAATCAGGGTGATCCATTCTGTTTCGAATAACGACAGCTACCGCTAACTGCCCGATGTCAGTTTGGTTTCGCGCTTCGAAATAAATAGCTTCTGCCATACAATAAACATCATCAGAAGCGACTGAAACGTTCGGCCATAAAAAACAAAATGCCGCTGCGAACCCTCGGAGTGTCATTTCCCGAAGACCGAACGAACTCGTGCGGACCCCCAATTGAGTAATGAATTTTTATGGCGTGGCCTTTCTTTCGGAATATCGTCGTCTTCACTTATGCTCTCGCCGCTCATCTTGTAAACGTTTAAAGCGTAGTGAACAGACGACTGGGTCAGCCCTAGTTTCTTTTGAATGTCTACGGGCCGTAGTCCCTGCGCCTTTAGATCGCGAACCTTTTGGACTTTTTCGTCAGTCCATTTTTGTTTTGCCATTTAACGTGCTCCTTCGTGGTATAGTAAGAGAGTTTCCTCCTCAAGGTGCTCTTGCTGAGCTTTCGATAAACGGTCTTCAAGCCACTTCGCTCGCTTACCGTCTATTTCTAGCCAAATATCTTCAATGTAGTGAGTAAAAATACCGACGCTCGGGTCGGGGTCGGCTATTTCAGCGGACACGTCAACTGATCGACCGATGATGGTTGTTGAGTAACTGAACCTATCCATATACGCTCCTAATCCCACGAGCCAGCCTCCTCCTTTAGAAATTTAGAAACGTCTAAATTTACGGACTGACTCGCTGAGTTTTCCTCTGCCCAAGTAACGTATTTCTCAGCTAATCGTTCACCCAACCCATAAAGGATGGCATCGTTATACCATGCTTCTTTCTGGCTGTCGGTTTCAGGTACGCTCATGAAACTTTCTCCTTTCTTTAGCTATACTTACTTTAGCCTTTTAGAGAGTTTTGAGCTAGCGCCTTTTTCTGGTCGCGAAACAACTTCACTGCATGCTCAAGGATCATGAACTCGTAATTATCGCCTTCGCGTTTAGGCACCAAACGCCGACGCTTGACCAAACCTTTCGAGTAGCAACTGCTCGTTTCTGAGATGACTCTTTTTAGGGAGGTGCTTTTGAGAGCCTCGCTCTCATGTCCTTTTGCAAGAATGTACAGTTCACTGTTAGTGATCGGAGAAGCATATTCCATCATAATTTTTAAAAGCTCCTGCCGAAAGTTCGAAACCTGACGGAACCGTTTTTGGCCTGGTGCTTTCCATAACCACTCATTTTCTTTGAACTCTGTTGTACTTTCTTCAAAACCACCAGTGGCATAGATCACCGTCTCATCTTCCAGAGTCACGGTTGGAACAGGCGAAATATCTTTGTAGGCGAGGATTTCTGCATCCGGGCCGTATTTATTTACGAGCCAACGAATTTGTCCGCCAACGGTCCGGCACTCGTCTTCTGCCCACCTACTAAGAACGGCCCAAGTTTGATAGTCTATGCCAATAGATTTAACGGTCTTCTCGGTCATCGGTCTCTCCTTTCAAAGTTTTGAGCGCTTTCAGGATGTCTGAAAGCGCCCACTCTATCGCCGTCACGCGGCGGTCAAGATCGGCCGTCCGCTTTACCAGCTTATCCAGTTCTTTCTGTTTGTTAAACAACAAGCGCCCTCCCTGTGACATAGCTGTTCATTTCCTGCTCAAGAACGTACATCTTATCTTGAGCGTCACGTTTCGAAGCAAACTCTCTTTCCATCAGGCGACCGTTGAATGTGATCACCCAGTTGGTAGCTTCTATTTGGAAAACGCACCAACCAAGGTCCCAGTACTGTGGGCGTTCTTCTAAGGTACTCATGTCGTACCCTCTCCGTTGAACTTACCCTCAATACTTTCATCAACGTCAACGCCACGGCGCTCAAGCTCGCTCTTGAATAAACGAACTAAAGCTGAGTTACGCTCACCTTTTCCGTGGCCAATAGACATCACCTGAGTGGTGTATGCATTTGCACGGTATTGCTGAAGACGCTCAGTCGCATAGTCTTCAAGGAGGTCCGTGTCTTTTTTACCTCGCCAGTACAGATACTCGCTCACTCTAGTCTTAGCCATTCGCTTCTCCTTTCTACTTTCTATATTTTTATTATACCCGCCTGAGGGGAAGAGTTAACTGTTTAGTTATCTAATTTATCTTCATCCTCGGGGCCGGAGATTTCCTCACCTGTAAGCTCGTGCCATTTAGTATCCCAGAAGTACTCAACAGCTAGCTCATACTGTTCCTCTTCAGAGAGTTCTTCTGATGAACTATCGATAGCTATCGTTGTATCGAAATATGCAAAGTTCCAGTCCATATTTCCAAGGTCAACTTTGCGAGTCCAGCGGCGAACATGCTCATCGAGCATCACCGCGCACTCTCTAACAACCGTAGGGTGCCATATGCTTGGGATTTTCTCTGAGTATTGATCCTGCTCGTCAGTGGACCAGTTATCTCTGGCCCACTGCTTGAACTCACGCTCTTCAAGTTCGTTGAGCGTACGGAAATGCTCGAGATGAACAACGTTATCGTTCATGATACTCTCCATACGCGATAACCTGCAACACCTGCGTCAGTCCACATACGTTGAGTAAACGCAACTTCGTCACCCTGTTTGGCACAACGCTTTTGATAGGCTTGTCTTGCTTGAGCAATACGGTTACCTATCTGCTTCTGCGTTTCATCCTCGTAGTTAGGGCCAACAAAGAAACTCTCGCCTACCCTCATTTCTTCAAAAGGATATTTGCTCGGCGCACCCGTGTAATTCTCGGGTATCGCTATGTCAGTGTCGATAATAAAGTCGGTCATAAACGCCTCCTAAAGGTTAGTAATATATTAATAGTAAAGCCTGACGGTTCGGAGTAAAGTTTCTTTTACTCTAAAAAGTCCACATAAAAACGATCAGGCCAATGACAATGACGCTGGAAGTGATTGGGTCCATCCTTCTGCTCCTTTCCACCATGCGGGTTTACCGAGACGCCACTCGGCGAAACGTGCTTTATCACCGTGATAATAATTTCGATACGCTTGGATAGTGTTCTCTGTTTTGTACTCGTCAGGCATGCATTGCGGGGGAGGAGTGAACGGTACAAGGGGAATGTTTGCAGGGCTGGTTAGAAGACGACTAAGAAGCCCTGTGCTTTCGACCGCATGAATTTTTTCATAACGTCGAGTGTACTCATCGCATAACGCTTCCATAAGATCGTACAGCCATGTGTAGTGACTGTGTGACTCACGAACCCAGATAGCACTGGGGTGTTTAGGCGAGAATGATTTATATAGGTGCCGGAGGTCAGCTTTTTCGTCACCGTCAAGTAAGCGATGAGCAGTTGAAAGAAGCTGTGCTGACTCAAGAATCATCTTGACACAATGTTTGTCGCAGTGAAACTGAGCGGCGATGTAGGGGTCGTCGTGTAAATAAAAAATGTTCATTAGAAAAGGATCCTATACCCGTTAGTTAAAGCGTTCGCCCAAATACTATCCGCTTCCGTAATAGAGACAAGGGTTTCTTCCTCTACTTTATCGTTCACTGTGTAAAGAATAATGGCTTGTTTTTTACTTCGCCAGACGCTGAAGGCGAGGACTTCTTCCTCTCTTCCGAGTACGTTATTCTTCGCTACTTCTCCCACGTCACGCTTTCTCCTGGCAGAATAGTGTCATACCCGTTTTTCACAATCACGTTTTCGGAAACGTTAGTCCAGACGATATCCGGGGAGTCACCGTAACGACTGCGTTGATACTCTTTTTTCAGGATACCCTCATCTACAAGAGTTCCCATTGACGGTCTGTCACCAGATACGCGGCCAGCCGCCACAACTTCACGAATCTCCATTTTCATTCTCCTTACGAGCGTCAGCATATCCTTGCGTATAATGCTGTGCATACTGTGCCCAATAGTCAGAAGCATTTTTACGGGGAAGACCTTCTCTACGGTCTTTCACTCCGTCGGCGTATGCCGCCTCTACTTGCTCTTCGTAAACTATTTTCATGTCAAAAACTGGCGGGGGATTGCTCCCCC